CAGCAAAGCGGATAATTTGTAAGAGAAAAATGGCGGTTTTCTGACTTCATAACTCAACCCCCGACAACCTTTTTTCGAGCAGCGCAACATGCTCCGCAGCGCGCTTTTCCCGGAGAAATTCCCTACCCAGGTCGAGGAGTTCAGCTTCGGTTTGCGTGATGACTTTGTAGCCAGCCAGTTCCACGCGGCTATAAAGTAGCCGGAAGTCGCCGGTTGCGGCGCAGAACGCGCGGTCCCACGCGCCGGGCCAGCGATGGAGTTCCTTGGATTCTGCTGTGAAGGAAGCGATCATGCGCGCCGTGACAGGCACGGCGAGCATCGACTGCATTTCGTCCGCGATCTGTTCCCGGCTCTTCCCTGACCGCTTGATGGCGTCCGTGACAAGGCCGCGCACCAGTGAATCATCATTTAGGCTTCCGGGCAGCGGCTTGATGGAAGAATTTTGGTCAAAGAGTGGCAGTGACAGTCCTGCAGCGAAAGAAGGAGACTCAAAACATGTTGAGTTCACGCCGCCTTCTTTCGTCGCTGCTGGTGCTTCCGGTTGCGCAGTTCTGCATCGAGGGCGCGAGCTACTCTCTTGCTAACCCGCATACCATGCGCGACGAGGCGTACATGCTCGTGGGAGAGATTCAGCCGCCGGGCCACGACGGCGATAACGCCCCTGACATTTCTTGCCAAGCGAAAGGCGTTGCCGAACAAGGTAGAATTCATGGTGGAAATCAACTCTCTGGAACTGTAACGCCAAGTTACTATCATCGCGTTACATTGTCAAGAGTTATTTCGGGGAAGGCCGTGTCCGAAGAAAAGAAAGGAATACAGGGTTCAATTGAGGCATTGAAGACCCACCTGAAGATTTCTTCGGGACGGCGGCTTGCGACCCTATTAAGCGTTTCCCCTATGTCTGTCCATCGCTGGGAGATGGGGATCGATCCGGACGAACGAGGTCTAATTCAACTGGCGAAAGTTTCCCCTGAAAATTTACGCTGGACTTTCCTCGAAAAAGCAGGTCTGAGCAGATCAGATATTCTTCAATTTCTGCCGGAGAATGCCCTCATAAGTGCAAGCAGGCCGCCTCCAAAAATTGAAGTGATTTCGCCATCTGGAGCGAGAGGAGAGGGCCTTCGGCTGAAAAAGAAGACAGACTATATTGCGCTGCCCCTGCTGCGAGACTCGGCGGCCGCTGGTGAACCGCGCATGATCGATGACCGGCAAGTTGAGGACATGATTATTGTTCGAAGCGCTCTCTGCCCGAATCCGCAGGAGACTGTCTGCGTGAAAGTTTCAGGCGACTCAATGAGCCCGGTTCTTCTCGATGGATATGTTGTCGCAATAGATACCTCCATCACGGATCGCAAGGCACTTTATAAACAAATGGTTGCCGCCACCGACCCCAGCGGAGGATGTACGATCAAATGGCTTCGAAAATCCGGGAAGGATGAGCTACTTGTTCCCCAGCACACGGCGCCTCATTACGATCCAATTGTCATCACCAACAGTGCAGAGTGGCGTATTATTGGCAAAATTCTCTGGTGGATCGGGTTTCCACGGCCTGCTGGATAGAAAGTGAGCAAGGCATGAAGAAGATTGGAATTTTTCTAACGATAATGGCTGCGCTTTGCTGCTCCAGCGCTTCTGCCAATAAAGCTCCCAGAGAAACGGTGACTGTAGTTGCTCGGGAGTCCTCGACGACGCTTCATGACTGGTATATGAACGGACGGATGTCTGTCTCCTGCTATGGCAACTCTTGCTCCGGCGTCTTCTCTGCCCCAGCATCGGGAACGCAGGAGATCGAAGGCTCTGCGCTCCAATTGAAACGCTCCGATTCGAGCATCGTCATTGTGCAGTGCATTACGAAGGTCAACATCTTCTCGTCCGTGATGATGGCGACAGATGCGGTTCTCGCCAACGATTCCCATGCGCCTACTGTTTATAGAGATTGCAGAAGCCCCGAGGCAAACTCCATCGTGGAGGCAGAGTTCCGCCGCGACACGGTCAAACTTTTCTGGCGGGGCACAAGCGAAACATATTCAATCCGCGGATTCCTACATCCATCAAACTCACAATCCACTTTACCGCGCCCAATAGTTCAACCAACAGCCGACTATCGGCCTGCAGCTTCATATGCCACAGTTCAGCCACCATCTGACCAGCCAGCCATTGAAGCTGCACAACTAAACGCCTACAAATCACCGTTCGATGGTTTCAGCATCTTCTTTCCAACCGAGCCACGTCTGACGAAAAACGCTAGTGTCACAGAGACCGGCTCAATCGAAATCCACTCTTATTATGCTCAGGATGCGCAGGCGTGGCTTTACGTTACGGCAAACGATTATCACAGCGCAGCTTCAGATTGGGATCAAGACACCGTTTTGCAACGCGCAAAAAGTGAATATTTAGCCTCAAGAGGGAGGCTCCTTCGCGAGCGAAAAATCAGTTTGGGCATCTATCGAGGCTTGGAGTTTGAGTCCGAAAACGATATGGGACAGCGCTTCAGCGTCCGAATTTATCTGGTGGGCACAACGCTCTATCAAACTTGGGTCACTGCTCCAGCCAGACTGCCGTATGAAGGGACTGTTCGCTTCCTCGATTCGTTTCAGTTGATTCCGCGTAATTGAGAAACGATAGAAAACAACAAAAAGCAGCCTAGAAGATCAAAAATATCTGTTTTATACTTTCGCCTTGTGTTCGCCTTTGTTTCGAGTTACGCTCAAAGGCATGAACTCCCCATTTGCTTGGCCTGGTGGAAAGCGGGCGCTCCAGAAGACGCTGCTCAGCCTGATTCCTGAGCACCGGATTTATGCAGAGGTCTTTGCCGGTTCGGCGAAACTGCTCTTCGCCAAAGAGCCGGCCAATCTAGAGGTGATGAACGATCTCAACGGGGAAGTCATCAACTTTTTCCGCGTGGTGAAGCACCGGCCTGCGGAGCTGGCCGAGCTGCTGCAGCTCGACTGCATTCACGCAGGAAGATTCCGCGAACTGCGCGCCAAGACAGATCAGGAACTTGAAATCGATCGCGCGCTACGCTTTGCTTACCTGGTCTGGTATTCCTTTGGGGCAAAGGGTGAACATTTCGCGCGGGGGTCTGCTCACATTCTGAGGCCGAAGCGGCCGTTGAATCGGGTGCGCGATCTGCTGATGGCGACGGCAGAACGGTTGGCGTCCGTTCTCATTGAGCAGCAGGACTTCGCAGAGATCCTGCTGCGTTACGATTCGCCGGAGACATTCTTTTATCTCGACCCTCCTTATGTAAACTTCCAGCCGAACGGCCGATACGCGCCATTGGAGAAAAAGCGCAGGGCAGAAATGTTTGAGCAGCTCGCCACGCTCAAGGGAAAATTTCTGATGAGCTTTGATGACTGCGCCGAGATTCGCCGACTGGCAAAAATCCATGGATTCAAAAAACGACGCGTGGGAGTGGTGTATACAATATGCGGAGCGGCCGAGCGCAAATCTTCTCCTGAGTTGCTGATTGCCAATTATCCAATTGGCCACGCCGCGCCCTGAAAATTCTTATTCGTTCTATCGCCAACGCCGCGCATCATTCCATCTATCGCAGATAACTCAGCTATCGCAGTTGCCGCACCGCGCAGCAGAGCTGCGCCCTATTCTGCCTTCATACCTGAACGGTAACGACTCACCAACTTCCCGAAAGGAGACAGGTGGAGTCGCCAGAGCAGACGGAAATCCGTGGGATTGGAGGCAGTGCGGTAACACGCTCCAATCCCCGGACTCCGGAGAACAGGGAACAGGGACGAGGGGCCATCATGGAATTCAGCCAGGCGGGGATGGCGTTGTTGAAGCGGAGTGAAGGTTTCCGCAGTCACGTTTACAAAGACGCGGTTGGATTTCCGACGATTGGCTATGGCCACAGGCTTCTGCGCCCGGACAGCTTCCCAAACGGCATTGACGAGGCTGAGGCCGAGACGTTGCTTGACTTCGATCTGCGCACAGCCGAGCAAGCCGTTGCGCGCCTGGTGACGGTTCCGCTGACCCAGGGCCAGTTCGATGCGCTGGTGGACTTCACTTTCAACCTGGGCGCGCAACGTCTTGCATCATCCACGCTTCTCAAGTGCCTCAATGCCAGCCGCTACGACGATGCGGTAGAGCAGCTGCTGCGCTGGGATCACGCCGGCGCGGAAGAGCTTGCCGCTTTGAAGACACGCCGCGCGGCTGAAGCTGAGTTGTGGCATGGACAGGAGGTCCAGTGAGCACACCGGTCGATCCCGCCACTCTCGTTACGCCCTCGCCGTGGCCGCGTCGCATTGGTATTGCGTTGTTAGTTGCCCTGATTGCCCTGGGCGGCTATGAATGGCTCGCGGAGCGCGAATCCCGGATCAAAGCTGAGGCGCAGACAGCCGCGCAGCAGAAGAGCATTGATGCAGCGAAGAACGACGCGGCGCAGACGGCTGCGCAACTCAAGCAAACGCTGGCGGCGCTTGAACAGCAGAAGGCCAAGCCGGCCACAGCGCAGCAAATCATTTTGGATACCTCGAAGCTAATTCCTTCATTGCCGCAGCCGATCACGATTCAGACAGCGCCAGCACCGGCGGTGGGAAATGGACCCGCGCAGCTGGGAGAGGCGGACTCGGCAAAGATTCCGCAACAACAACAAATTGTAGTTCCGGCAGTCGATTTTCAGGCAATTCAGAACGCCGAGATCGGCTGCCAGGAGAATTCGGCCAAGCTCTCCGCCTGTGCATTGACCAGCGCGGACCTGCAGGCCGAGCTGAAGGCTACCGAGGCGCAGCGCGATACCTGGGAGAAGACGGCCAAGGGAGGCACCTGGCTGCATAAAACATTGACGGTCGCGAAGTGGATCGTGATTGGCGCGGGCGCGGGATATGTGGCGGGGCACAAATGGTAGTCGTCGACAAAGCCTTGGCTTTCGTTCGCTCCTGGCTGAGCGAGCCGGATGGCACGATCAGCAATGCCCGGATCTGCGTTGTGATTGTGATCTGCTTTGCGACAGGGTGGATGACAGCGCTGTTATCGAAGGTCCACGGCGCGGTGACGGTTCCGGAGTTGACGGCGTTCGTTGGGCAGTTGGGTATGTACGTCAGTGGCATTTGCGCAGCTCTTTACGGCGTGAATAAGTTCGCAGATGCATATAAGAATCGGGCGGATCGAGAAGGTCCGCCCCCACAACAGGCGGGAGATCCTCCCGCGCAGCAGTGAGAGAGGGAAAACATGATTTTCTTTTGGTTTGTTGTCGTGTTCGTAACCGGCGTGATTCTGGGCGTAGTCTTCAACGGCAAGATCGGCGCCGCAGTGAAGAGTCTGGAGACCACCCTTATATTCAGGCTGGCTGCAATCGAAGCGGCTATCAAAGAGCTATTTGCCTCGGCTGAGCTAACGGCCGGCGCCGCGATCAAGAGCGATGAGAAATACGTCGAGGAGATTGCGGCCAAAGTGATGGCCAAATTGAAAGCGGACGTACAACAGGGCAAGGTTTAACGAGATACACCCAAACGAGCGAACGGCCTCAGATTGCCAGTATTGCTCCATGCTGCTTCGACGGAGCGGGCGCGTACCTGAGGAACTCAACCAACCTACCGCTGCCGGACTCAACCAGGTCCGGCAGCGGCTGAAAAAGGCAAGCCGATGGCAAACGTAACGGCCACATTTAGCTCGATCACGCGGAAGAGATTTTTGCAGATCCGCGCCCGCATCCGCGCGCAGGCAGACAAGATAAGTTGCTCTGAGAGCGTGGGGTACGCCTCGGCGGGACATGCCTCGGGCGATTCGATGGAGATCGAGTGGCTATACACCGAAGCAGAGCAGAAGCTGATTATCACTTGCACAAAGCGGCCTCTCTGGAGAACTGAAGGCAATGTGCAGAACAGGATTCGCGGCTTAGTGGAGGCGCTGTGAAACAGGAGTTCTGGAACTGGGTTTGGACAGGCCTGGGATTTGGCTTGGCAGCGTTGTTGATCAGCCGCATCCCATTCTGACCTCTGACCCAATCCTTGGAGGCCCGGAAGGGGCAAAAAGGCAAAACGCGCCAGAAGGCGATACGTGGGGCTGAGGGCGAATTTAAGGCCTACCCCACATGAAATTTTCGTGAACGGGTACGACGGGGGGTCGTAGCCCCGGCGTTTACGGGTTTAAAGGCAAGTTTTTCTGGATCGGACCTCGAAAAGGGGCAGTACGGCTTTCGGAAGGGGAAATGGCCACGGTGACGACTTTGGATTTGGGCGGTGTTGGGCCTCGGCGGGTGGACGTTCAGGCTGGCTTCCGAACGGGCTGGCTTCGACACATTGGGGTTGCGATCGGCGGCGCCAGCGGTACGGCGGTTGCACTGGGCTGTTACGAGATCCTGCGCAGCCAGCCAGACAAGAGCTTCCAACTCCTCCAGGTCTGGGGACCGGCCTTTTTGGTGGCCATGCTCGGGATTCTCGTTTTTGGCAAGTTGATCGAAGCCCTGATCAATGCCATCCGTGAGAGCTTCACAATGGTTGCCTCAAGCGTACATGACTCAGCGAAGGCATCAGATCGGACGGCTGATGCGCTGACCAGGCTGGCCGATCAGGGCACGCGCGAGTTTGAGCAGGTAGAGCGCCTGGCCATCTATGCCGCGCAGGAGTTCCCCGGCGTTTATCAGCGCCTGGACAGGCAAGACGAAGTCTTGCAGGAACTGGCTCACGGCGTAAAGGGACTGCACACGATGCTGGGGAACGAAAAAGCGGCCTTGGATCGCAAGGACGGGGAGTTGGAGGGACGCAATGGAAGCGGAGCGTAGGGAGATTCAAGCGCGGCGGCGGCGGGGTATCATCCTCAAACTCGTGCGCGAAGGCCATGAGAACCAACTCTCGCGGATGGATGACTTTGAGGTCTGGGCCGTTCTCCTCAAGATGGGGCAGACGGTCGGGCGCCAGCAAGTAGTGACGCTTTTGCAGGATTTGCAGGTGCTCGATTACATCGACTTCAAAACTCGCACGGACGAAGAAACCGGACGCGTGGAGTTGAGCCAGATTGTGCTCACGGCGGCCGGCTTACGCTTTTACACGCGCCGCCAGAGCAATGACGACGTGCTGTTTAACTGACTTCCACGAAGAGTGATGATGACAAAGCCTAGGCCAAAAACCGGAGAAAAGCGGGTTACAAAGCTGCCGCTCAAGATCGACCGCCTGCCGCAGTCCGCGCAGGATGCGATCAAGCAGCTCTACGACCGGGGCCGCACCTGGGTGGAGATCGCTGAGCAATCGGCGAAGCCGTACAGCTCCGAGTGGGAAAAGGATGGCGGTGGCTTCATCGACTGGCCGAACGTCGATCTGGACGCCCTCGATCTCTTTCCGGGGCTGCGCCTGGCCAAGTCCAGCCTGCAGCGCTGGTTCGATCTGCGGGTAAGCCAGGTCCGCGCCCAGGTCCTGGCCGAAAGCGCTAAGGCGCGGGAGTGGGCCGCAGCCTTCGCCGGTAACGATCTGCCGGGGACCAATGCCGCCGTCATGAACGCCATGCGCGACCAGGTCTTCACACTGATGCAGCAGGTGGGGTCGGGTGACCAGGCTAAGTTCCTCGACGGCCTGAATGTTTTATCGCTGACTCTCAGCCGCCTGCAACGTGTGGAGCTGCAGGCAAAGCGTGTCGATGCAGATCTTAAAAAGATCGATGCGGAGCGAGCGAAGATTGCGGCCGAAGCCGGCGATCCGCGCGAGATTTACCTGCTCGCATCGCAGGATTTGCTAAAGAAGCTGCGCACGCGGGAAACGGTGCGCGCCGTTATCGATCCCATCAAGGAAGAACTGATCCAGGAGTTCACGCATGGCGCTGAGGCCTTCACAAAACAAATCGAAGCGACAGCAGCGTGATGACGCGGCTGCCCGCCTCCGCGCCATATTCGGCGTGGTTCCGGGGGAGCTGCGCGCCAAAAAGCATGACTCCGCTGAAGTTCTCGACCAGGCCTGGAATCTGGCTACGGACATCGCTGCCTTTGCCGTCAAGTACATGCGCCACTTCATGGTGGATCAGCAGACTGGCGCGGTTATTGAGCCGGCGGAGTTCCACAAAGAGCTTTACCAAATCCTGCTGACCGAGCAGTACGCGGCAATTGCGGCTCCGCGCGAACACGCTAAATCGACATGCGTCTCGGTGATCTTCGTTCTCTATTGCGTTTGCTACAAGCTGCGGCGCTTCATCGTGCTCATCAGCGATACGCAGCCCCAGGCAGCTCTTCAGCTCACGGCCGTGAAAGAAGAGTTGGAGTCAAACTTTGAACTGCGCACTGACTTCGGCAACCTGGTGGGCGACAAAAAGTGGGATGTAAACGATTGCCGAACGACAACGGGTATCACACTGGCCGCGCGCGGCGCCGGACAGAGCCTGCGCGGCTTGCGCTTCCGACTCTATCGTCCAGATCTGGTGATCTGCGACGACATGGAGAACGAAGAGGACGTCGCCAATCCCGATACGCGCGAAAAGTTGGAGCGCTGGTTTACGGGCACAGTTCTCAACCTGGGCAAAAAATGCCAGGTCTTTGTGATCGGGACCATTCTGCATTACGACGGACTTCTGGCCAAGCTGCTCGATGAAGAGAAGCATAAGAAGTTTGTCAAGCGGCGCTTCCAGGCTGTCGATCAGGAGTGGCGCCCGGAGAGTGTGCTGTGGCCGGCCAAGTGGGACATCCAGAGTCTGCGTGAAAAGGAAGAAGTAATCGGCACGGTGATGTTCAACCAGGAATATCGCAACCTGCCTATCAGCGAATCGACGCAGGTTTTCAGAGAAGAGTGGATATTGCGCCACGCCTTCCGGCGCGAGGAGCTGGTTGGCAAGCCCACGGTGAAGATCAGCTACAACGATCCGGCAATCAGCCAGAGAGCAACGGCGGATTTCTTTGCCTCGGTCACGATTGACGTCGACGCCGCGGGCTTCATCTACGTGACGCGCGCCGAGCAGGACAGGATGCCCTTCACCAAGCAGGTTGAATTCATTCTGCGCCGCGCCGACGAAGAGCAGCCGATGGTGATCGGCATTGAAGATCAGGCTTACCAGGCGGCTTTGAAACAAGCGCTAGACGATGTTTCGCGGGCGAGCGGGCGTTACTTGAATGTCGTGGGTGTGCCGCACCTCACAGATAAGTTTCTCCGCATTTCGACAATGAGTCCGCTGGTAGAGAACGGCACTATTCGCTTCTGCCTGGATGGAACGCAGAAGGCTTTGATTTCGCAGCTCCTTTTCCTGGGCAAGATCAAAGACGATCTGGCGGATGCGCTGGAAGGCGCTGTGGATCTGGCCCGGCGCTACAACTTTCAGGCGGCGATTGCATCGAGCAATGTGCAATTTGGCGGACGCGAGCAAAACTCTGGCCGTGGTGAAGTATTGACCGGCGTAAGCCGCGGCGGCGATGACTTCATGCGCCGCGATAGGAGATCGAGATGGGCTTGATTCCAGGACGGATCGTAAACTTTTTGCAACGCCGCTCGACGGCTGAGCGCAACAGCCTCACGCTTCTCAATCTAGACGATGCCAAGCGCTGGGCTGCAGCGCGCTCTGAGGCCGATGCGGCCGCGCAAGCCAAGTTGACTGCCGAGGCCGTGGCGCCCCAGCTCTTCACACTGACCACCGGCGACGGCGAAGACCCTGGATTCCGACGCATCACCAGCCTGGCCACGCTTCGCGATCTGAACCCGCTGATGCATGACCGGATGCTTCAAGTCTGCTATTTCCTCCGGGTTACAACGCCCTTCGGCAAGCGGATCGTGGAGATCATCACCAATTACACCGTGGGCAAAGGCGTTCGCGTAACGGCTAAGGATCCGCGCGTCCAGGACGTGATCGACAACTTCTGGAACGACGAAATCAACAACATGGACGAGAACTGCTCCATGTGGTGCGACGAGCTGACCACGTTTGGCGAGCTTTGCCTGCCGGTAGCCAAGAATACCGTCAGCGGAAAGATCCGCATAGGCTATATCGACCCGATGAACATCGAGACCATCCAGTTTGCGGAGATGGCCACCGCCGACGGCACCGCTTCGATCAATGTGCCTTATGCTGTCCGGCTGCGTCGCGAGGTAGGTGAAGTACTGCAGAAGCCAATGCTGTTGGTGCAGCGCACCGAAGATCCGAATGCTGAGAGTTATGGGCGCCTGGCCGGCGAGTGCTTCTACTTCACGCTTAATAAAGCGAAGAGCGCCAGCCGTGGCTTTAGCGAACTCTTCGCCCTGGCCGACTGGATTGATCTCTTCGACCAGATGATCTTCGACTTCGGCGATAAGGTTCGCTTCCTGAACTCCTTCGTATGGCATTACACGCTCAGCGGCGCGGACTCGAAAAAGGTGGAAGAGTACAAAAACAAGCTCACCAAGGATCCTCCGCGCCAGGGCGGCGTGATGGTGACCAACGAGCAGGTGAAAATTGATGCGCAGACGCCGGACTTCAAAGGGCAGGATATGGCGGCCGGCGCGGAGATGGTGAAGAAATATGGCCTTGGCGGCGCGGGCCTGCCACCGACATTCTTCGGCGATGGCGTGGACGCCAATCGCGCGGCGGCCGTCGAAATGAATGCTCCAGTGCAGCGGAAGATTCAGGATCGCCAGAATCACCTGGCGCGCTGCCTCACGAGTGTTTTGAACTTCGTGATCGAATCGGCGCAGGATGCGGGCGTGCTGCCGCAGAGCGCAGATATCAGCTTTCAGATTGAGTTCCCCGAGATTGCGACACGCGACCTGCAAAAGGGTGCGCAAACCCTTCAGGACGGCGCCACGGCGCTGCAGGTTGGCCAGGATGCGGGCTGGGTGACCGGCAAGACGGCCGCGCGTGCTTTCCATACCCTGCTCGGCGAAATTGGCGTCGATATCGACGACAGCCAGGAGGAGTACGAATCCGCGCAACAGGAAAAAGACGATCGCGCGGCCAAACACCAGGATCTCTTCGCGCCGCAATCTGCGCTCGACAAAGCATTGAAGACTTTGAAGTCGCCGAACGCGGCCGATGAAGCCGGTAACGGACCCGATAACGATCTGCTCGATGCTGCAGAGGAAAGGAGCCTGGTGCAATAATGGCTGACTCGCGCGCACAGGCTTACGCTCAGCAGCTCAACCTGCTCACCAAGCAGGCCGAAGCACTGACGCCCGAGGCGCGCCTGCGCATCCTGAAGCTGCTCGACGATGCCAACCGCGAGATCCTCGCCGATGTGGTGAGAAGCCAGCCATCGAGTTATAACGCGGCGCGGTTGCAGGCGCTCAAGGCGCAGATCGACCGGGTGATGGCGGAGTTCGCTAGTCAGGCAAGTAGCCAGGTCAGCGACCTCCAACAAAAGGCGTATGAACAGACGGCTGTGCAGATCGACGCCACGGTGGCGGCCGGCACCGGCTCACTGGTGGTGCATCCCGTTGTGGACCGGGCGATGGTCCAAGTGGTGCAAGGTTACACGGCGGATCTGATTACCGGGCTCACGCGCGATATGAGCGCCAAGATCAATGCGGCAATCCAACGCGCCGCCATGGGCGGATTGAATCTGCAACAGCTCGTCACGCAAATCGGCACCACGCTCAAAGGCGGACAGTTCTCCGGCCTCTTCAGCCAGGTGGGCGAGCGGGCGACGACAATTGCGACAAACGAAATCTTGCGTCTCCAATCGCTGGCCAGCATCGCGCGCATCAATGACTTGAGCGAGCGGCATCCAGGCCTGGCCAAACGCTGGCTGCATATTCCGGTGGCCAGAGTGCCCCGAATAAGCCATCTGCTCGCCGATGGCCAGATCCGCAAGCCTGGCGAACCTTTTCTGGTTGAAGGCGAAGAGCTTCAATATCCGCGCGATCCTGCTGGATCTCCGGAAAACACAATCAACTGCCATTGCCTCGTTCAACCGTATTTAGGCGAGGACCAACTGAAACCAACTGACCAGGAGCGCCAATTGCTGCAAAGCTACGGCATCTCGGTCACAGCTAGAGCTGCTTAGGAGGACCCCATGAGTTCTGTAGACACCATCCAATCGAAGACGGCATCCGCCGTTGTTACGCCCGCTGCGCCAGTGCATCTGTCGGTAGCGGCCAAAACGCAGTGGACAGCGAAATACGCCACCGCGCACGCACAAGCCATGATCGACCATC